ATGTTTTCATCGTCTATCAAATTTTTTAATTTATGTGTTTGATCATATTCATAAATCATGTGGACGTGTACGTGTATATGATTTTGTTTATTCAAAGTTAAAGTACTTTTTGCCAAATATTGACCATGTTCAGCCCAGTATTTTGGGTCACAACTAAAAAACAACACGTGTGATTTGTTTACCGGTAAGTCTCCTTTAATTTCTTGATGGTCAAACAGCATTTCTTGTCTCTTTCATTTGTATTTTCTCTTCTGCAGTTGGTCTACAAAAAGAACGAGTACCTTTCATCCTTTTAGAGTCCCAAAATTTAGGATTTATTCTACAATAACTTGTATTTGAATACGTTAGGGAACAACTGATACTATTCATAGCAACATCAGGAGACAAAGCACCTGCGGCCCAAACCCAATCTATTAATCTTTGTGCACCTTGAGGTTTAACAATATATGAATGGGAACCTTTGATGTGTGTTTTATTATAAAGTTCTAAACCTGATGCAGATGGACGTTTTTTCATAAAAATTGTGACATCATCGCCTCTATCTTCTTGTACTTCCTCATCGTAGTTTGATGTTAATCTGCTTAACCAATCTAAGTTGCAGACTTCAGTAAATTTTTCTGTAATTACACTAGGTATAGGACGAATTACAACGGCATCGTGTTCAAGGACTAAAATAGGCTTCTTAATAGCAATACATTTTTTCCATAATAACAGATGTGATATTAAGCAACCAATCGTGCCTTGATTTAATTTTTTTATACGTTGATTAAATTTAAAATATTTTAAATTGTGCTCTCGCCATGCTGAATCAATTTGATTTCCATGTACAGCAGGAAATATTTCAGGATTCAATCCAAATTTTTTAGCAGAGTCCATACATTCTTTTGCTAATGTTTCGCTGACAGTATTTCCCTGCATTGTGATTATGTATGATGGAATATTCAAGTTCATTTTGAATATTTATTGGAATGTTTTTTGGTGATATGTTATATAGAAGCGTCTTCCATACCAGCAACTCTCAACTTGACTATGTTAGTCATTTGCCATTGCTTTTGGTCAAGTCCTTTTGTAATACCTAACCATTTATTTCTTAACAGTGCGAATTCATTGATAATTTTTTCATAATCAACAACATCAGACTCACCGTCTACATATTTTTCAACGTCTCTGCTGGATAATGCTCTTTGATAATTTTCTAAATATTTTTTGAAATGTTTTGAACGTAATCTACGTAATTCTATGTTCATGTATTGTAGTATTGCTTCAATTTCTTGTAATTGATTAAATCTTTGTTCTACAATACCAGGCATATCTGCTGATGCTTTTTCAATATTGCCTCTAATTCTTATTTCTGATTTTGCTTGTTCTAATTCGTTTTCATAATGTCTGATGGCATCAGGAATAACACCAATATCTTTTGCTATTTTCTGATACCACCCAGCCATTAATAATCCTCTTCTTCGGAATCTGTATCTAAATAATATTGAATTGCTTTGTCTAGATCGTCATCTGCTCCTAAGGCATCTTGAAAATCTTCATCTCCAACACCATAGTCTGCCATCAAATCTACAAATTTTTCAGCAACTACTTCGACAGGTTGTTTTCTATCCATGTACTCTCTAAAAAATTGCCAAATTTCAACTACTTGAGTTCCTTCAATCATTTATTCCTCAACTGCGTTAACGGTTTCTTTTTCAGTTTCATTAGAATCAGTATCAACAAATTCCTTCATAATATTGTCCAGCAATTCTCCACCGCTTTCCCAAACTTTACGATATTCTTTTGTTTCTGTTCCTTTTGAATCAACATATTTAAGTCTGTTACCGTCTTTTACTAATATACCTTTTTTCTCAAAAAGATCTACAAGTCCTGAGTAAGGATTCATTCCAGTTTCATATGGAATTTTTACTTGTACGCCTTCAAAAGGTTTAGCATATCTAGTTTTCATAACTTTACAGCCGGCTCTGATACCTCTTACATCAGTAACTTTGTTACCATCTTCATCTTCTTTTAGTTTCAATTTTTTCATTGCTACTACAATTGAAGAAGCATAGATAAATCCTTGTCCACCTGATATCTTATCATCTGGATCAAACATATCTTGCGATGCGTATGTGTGGTTTGTAGCAACAAGTCCTACATTATGACTACCAAACATATTAACACAGTTTCTTACAAGTGCTGTAAGTGCCTTAGGTTTTCTACCCATGTCACCTTTCATATCACCTTTTGTAAACTGATCTACATCTGTTGGAGTTAACAACATACCCAAACTATCAATAACAAATAATACTTTTGGTCTGTCTTCGTCACTCATTGCTTTATAATCATCCATAAATGTTGATACTGTTTTAGCAACATCATCAATCATACTCATGTTTAATTTTAATAATTTTTTCTCATCAGTGTCTACGTTTAATGCTTGTAACCAAGTTTCATCTAGTGCGTTCTCTGAATCAATTAATACTACAAAGATACCTTGATCCTGTGCCGCTTTTACAATGTTACCAGAACAAATATATGACTTACCTGCTCCTGATTCACCTGCGAATACAGTTACTTTTCCTAATGGAATACCTTTGTTAAAATCACCACTTACCAAATAGTTAAGTGCGTAATTGCCTGTAGAGATCCAATCTGTTGGATCATGAAACCCAGCACTCATTCCAGTGATGGATTTTGTTAAAGTTTTTCTAAACTTACTAACGTCAAATGCCTTTACCATAATTTTTTACCTTTAAGTTGTGTGGGGAGTTGCCTCCCCACAATGTGCTTATTATTATTTTTGTTGTCTTGCTCTTATCATTGCTAAGATGTCCTCTGCTTTTCCGCTTGATTCAGCAGTTGGCTTTGGTGCTTCTTGCTTTGTTTCAGCAACCGGTTGTGCTTTCACTTCAGCCGCTGGTGCTGGAGTTTCTGCTTTCGGAGTTACTGGATCACCAGTTCTTGATGACAAGCCTGCCGGTCTAAAGTATTGACCAAATTTATCTTGATCATATGCTTCACCGTCAACAGATGCTTCAAACATCTCCTTCATAACCTTAACTTCTACTTCGCTAGGTTTTTTCGGAAGGAAATCATTAAGATTGAAAAGAGTATTGCTTTCAATCGCTTTGTTTTCTTCTTCTGTTAATGGAGTAGATTTTCTAGACCATGTTGATGTTGAATAATCAGCATATCCGCCTTTGGATGTTTTGATAATTCTAAAATCAACACCGTTCACAGAATCAGTTGGAAGGTCTTCCATATCTGGATCCATCAATGCTCCTTTAATTATTTGGAATATTTGTGGACCAATTATGAATCTTCTAATTGGATTCTCTGGAGTGTTTTCTTCACCGATTGGATCGTCTTTTACAAAACCTTGGAAAATGTAACTTCTTTTCTTCCAATATTTTCTCCCCAAATCTTCTAATTTAGGATCTTTGAACCATCCTCTTACTTCGGATAAGATATTACAAGACTCGCCGTACATTTCCATACATGGAACTTGTACTTGGACTGGTCTTGAATCAGTTTCACCTTTAATTCCTGCGAAAGGTAATTTGATCATTAACCTTTCTTTCCAGAAAAAAGTGTTTTCTTTGTCACCATCTGGCAAGAAACGAACAGTTGCCTGCTCTCCTTCTTTTAGATTCCAAAATGGGTAAATGGCGTTGTCTCCGCCTGTTCTTGAATTAGAGCCACCTGATTTAGATTCTTGTTCTTTCAGTTTTGCTCTTATCTCTTGTAGTGTTGCCATAATTTAAGCCTCCTTTATTGCCTGTTATTATTATATTATGTGCCTTTAAAATATTAGTATAGCACAAGACAAACATATTGTCAAATATATACTAATATTACTATTTAGTCAACCTGAATTGGTAAAGTTTATTACTGAACGCCTGCTAATCTTTTGATTTTGGCAATCTCGGGATCTTTATTTGCCATTAAGTCTTTGATTGTTTCCTGTGCAGTTGCCACAGCACTGTCACCAAACTTCTTTTCTACTGAAGTTAGTACTGCTGTTTCACCTTTAGGAAATTGATTTGAAGTGTAGTCAAAGAAACTTTTTACGAAGTCTTCTACAGTTTCTTCTTTGTTGTTGAATGCTTTATCTTCTTTGTCTTCCATACCAAACTTTGAACGCATCTTGTCTGATACGTGATCATAATCTTCTTGTGCGGCTTTCAATGCTTCTTCATGTTCTGAGCCACCTGGCTTAATCATTTCATCTGCTGTATCGTCGTCAATTTTATGATTGCCATCGTATGTGTATTCACCTTCTAAACTGTTAGGATCAACTTGTCCGTTGATTGCTTTGTATTTGATTGTACCGTGAGCCATTTCTCCATCATCACCTGTAAGTTCATAATCAAATGATCCTTCGTAATCTGTATCTAGATCGTGTGCTGTTGTTTTTTCTTTTACACCTTTGTTTCTTAATTTGTCGAAATTCTGTTTTAAATAAGCCATTGCCGCTTTGGCATCACCAAATTTTTCTACTGACTCGCCATCTTTACCTAACACATCATATACCATTTTACCATCTTTGCCTTGATACATAGACACATAAGGTTTGATGTCTTCAAATGTAATTGCTTCATCTTCTTTAGGTTCATTATTCATATCACCTGTGTCAATTTTTGAAACCAGTGTAGGATCTTTTTGTGATACATAATCCATTATCATTGGACGCATACAAGCATCTGAATTTTCTTTAGCCGCT